ACGAAGGTAGCGCTAGATGCTGTGAAGGAACCTGTAAAGGTACCTGCAGAGTATGTCTTGTTGGTAAGGGTCTGAGTCTTAGAGGTACCGACAACAACGCCTTCACCCGTTGCAATACCATGCACATGGGTCTGGTTGGCAGCAACAAGGATGGTTTCGTCAATGTCATAGCCACGGGCTGCGATGTGGTTCTCTGCCTCGCGGAAGTCACGACCAGAGACACCGTGACGAACAACAGCACCTGCAGAGTGAGCAACGGCAGCCGTACCATCGCCACCACGAGTAACCGTGAGCGTGGTGCTAGAGCCTGATGTGACCGTAAGGACTTCTTCCTTGGAAGTGTCTGGGTCAACAATGAGCGTGTATGGGAAGTTTGTCGGGAAACCGCTGATGGACACAACGATGAACGAGGTGTTGGACTGTCCTGATGATTGTGCGGGGATAGCCGACTGGAGCGATGTCTCTACTGCGGTTGAGGAGTAGTACCGCGCTGGTGAGCCTGGGTCGCCTGCTGCCATGTTTTACCTATCTCTGGTAGTGGGAACGGATGGGGTACTGACGGCGCTGATTGCCCGCCACTTCGTTTAGACGCTGTTGGTAAATGTTGTACAAGAATCTGGAAGCGTTCTGTCCAGAGCCTGCTGGTCGCACGCCATCAAGCGCATCTGCCATAGCAGACTGCGGACCAAGGCGTGATGGGTCTAGGAATGAAATCATGCGGAAGGCTGCGCCATAGATGACAACATCCTCCGAGTAGGAAGGCATGCCCGTTACCGTCTCAAAGTCATCGCTGTCGTTGACCATAAGTGTTGGGCGCTTGGAGTAGGTGACATGCACCGTCTGCCCAGGCACGATGTTGGAGTACACGCTGATGGACTTACCCGATGTGTAAACGGATGTATCCGCATTGCGGTCCACCGTGTAACTGCGAGCAGGGAACCATTCCTTAGATGGACCTACCAACGAGTAGGTCATGCTAAGTACATCCTGAAAATCTGATGGCAACTCATAGGTAGTACGGGCTGCGATATAGGCAAAGTCGTGGGTGTCCACTGCGAAGACTGACGGAAACATTGCATCAAGCGTGTTGTTGATGGCGTTCTTGATTTCCTTGCGAGGGAAGATAGGACTACCTATAACCTTGGCATTGGTTGCATGAGTACTGGCTGTAGTACCACGCTGTCCTCTTCCCCATGGGGGAAGGTTCAAGATATTGTTTACATTGTCGGTGCTGTTGATAAAGAAGATTTCATCATCTACTTGAGCAAAGCCACGCCCAAGAACCGTAGCATCATAAACAGTGAACGATGTGCCGGTGGTTGTCGTAACGGCAGCAGTAAGCCAGGTGGTCGGCTCTGAGTTCTCCGTATAGCCATGGAGGACCGACTCAACGCGGTCAGCCAGTTGTCCAAAAGTACTCATAGATTTATGCTCCTTAGGGCATCCACGGCAGATAGTCCGCTGGTTCCAGCAATCTCGTTGCAGACGGCGTTTAGACCAAGGTAGTCATCTGGCTGCCTGGTGGAACTTGCCTTGATGTTGAGGGCACCCAACAGACCTAGCCCGCTGGTGCCAGCCCAGGCGTTGGCTGCCCCTACAAGGGCTTTATAGGCTGTTAGCGCGGGGTATGTGCCTCCGTTGGCAAGACGGTTCATCTCGCTCGTAAGCGTGCTTCCTGCGACTCCTGTAGCCATTTACTTAGCCTTTCTCCTGACTGCTGCGTTATCCACAAGGTTGGGATAGGGACGACCAGCCTTCTTAGCCCGTGCCTTAGCCTGAGCCTTCTGTGCTGGAGTTAGAGGGGTTGACTTCTTCTTTGGGTTCTTCTTGTCCCAAAATGCTTTCTTCTTCACCACTTCACCTTGTCTGCCCAATATGCTGCCGACATCTTGCCTTTGGCGATGTTCTTAGCATGGCGAGCCTTGAAGGACTTTTGACGGGCGGTGGGCTTGCGGTCCCCCGTCACGCCTTGCTGTCCGAAACGGATTGTCTTGACTTGACTGCCTGACTTGGCTACCACCACATGTGACTTCGTGGGGTGACTTGGTGTGCGCTTAGGCTTGTTGAAGCCCGATACGCCTGCCCTCGCTAGGCGAGGGTCTTTCTTACTTGCCACGCTTCTTAGCCTTCTTCTTAGCCATACCAGCCTCGCTCATGGCAATAGCCACGGCTTGCTTACGGCTCTTGACGACTGGACCTTTCTTGCCGGAGTGCAGAGTTCCTGACTTGAACTCTCGCATCACCTTGGCTACCTTCTTGGCACCCTTTGCTTTCTTCATTAGTCCATGTCCTCTTCGTCGTCCATCTCAGCCTTCTCGCCGTATGGAGTCTCGCCAATGCGAACGATTGGCTTGTTGTATAACTCTGGGTTAGCAGGGGCTGGAGCAGAGCCAACTTCCCGTCCGGCTACGCCGTAGGGAGTCACTGTTCCGAAGCAGTTGCACTCAATGCACATTATTCATCCTCGTCTTCGTAGAGGTCTTCATCCTCTAGGTGTGGTGTGGGAAGCCCCCACAGTGGCTCAGGAACTATGAATCCCATAGGTCATCATCGTCCTCGTCTAGGTACTTACCTAACTCTTCTTGGGTAGGAGCCTTGTACTTGACCCAACTTGGGTAAGACTCCTTATCCATAACAAGCGATAAGGCTATGTCGTACTTGAAGCCAGCCTTGAGTAAGGAGTTGTAATACTCATTGAGCCAGATGCAGTACATCTCAAGTTCTGAGTATGACTCATCCTTGACTGTTTCCACCTGCTTACTTTTGGCAACTGCCTTCTTACGAACAGGTTTCTTTTTAGCAGCCATATTCCTCTCCTTACCCCGCTTGATATGCCTTTCCTGTTTTGTTAGAAATCTCTACTGCCTCGCGGACTTGCTTGATGCTTGTCCCTGCTGGCTGGATGCCTTGTGCCCTGGCATCTCTATAGGCTTGTAATTCCTTGTCCCATTTCTTTGATGACACGGACAAGTTGGAGTTAGCCTCTCCTGGATTCATAACGAGTGTGCCAACCTTGCAGCCAAAGCAACCCTCTACATACTCTGGGTGTTTCTGAATCTGATGTAGGTTCATGCTGGTGTTATGTACGCTCCGTATCCTTGTGCGGTCAGCGCATCGGCTGTGGCTTGGTTGATGAGGGTGGTTGTTCCACCCAGATAAAACTCTGTGGCACTAGCAATCTCGGTCTGCGCTGGATAACGATATGAGGAATAGATACCGTTTATACGCAATACCGAAACCCCGCGGTTCAATGAATATCTATCAAATAAGGGACCTGGACCTGCAGGGGTTTCTTCTACCGTTGGGGTAGTAAAGTAAAAATTTGACATGTCATCCTTATTCTGGGTTATGGGGGCTACCCGCTATATGGCAACCCCCACAACACCTAACTGCTAGAGAGCAGCGATTGAGGAACCTGACTCAATACGATAGAGAGCAGCCTCACGGTAACGGCTCCAACCGAGAACGCCGTACCACCCGATTGGGCGGAAGCGCATCAAGCGGTCAGTAACTGGTCCGATGACCACACCTGGCTCTTGTGCAACAGCCTCAGCCAACGCTTGCTTTCCAGCAACGATGGTGCGGAAGACACGAGTAACCGGAGTGACGGTGACAACGGTTGTTGCGCTGACTGCGCCAGTGTTGGCAGCAGAGAGCGTAAGCGTGGTGGTCGTTGCGCCAACTTCGATAGCAGCAATCTTTGCGCCAGAGGCGAGATTGGTGCCCGAAATCTTGTCGCCAACCTCTGCTCGCTGAGCGATAACAGAAGTGGAAGCAACGCCGATGGTGAAGCCAGCCGAAGTACCAGCAACTGTTACCTGAGTGGTAGCAAGTGTGGACTGGTCAGCGCCATCCTTAGCCGAGTACATGCGTGGGTTCTCTACGAAGAAAGCACCCTCGTATGTTCCGATGGTACCTGCGAAGAGGTTGCCAAGGGAGGCATCGGTGTGTGAGTGAGTATCGCGCCAGCCGACAGAGCCAGACTCTGCACGGAGGTCATGCGATACCTCTGGGTGGATACCAACCCAGTAGAGGCTACCCATGCGTGGGACAGCCTTGTTGGAGCGCAACTTAGCAACAACCTTGCGGATGTCTGCAGAGTCGATAGTCGCTGCTGCGGTGACAGTCACGGTGCTGGTTGCGGTAGCGCCTGAGTACTGAACATTGGTTCCGCCAACGAGAGTTGTCTGAGCGACAGTATCGAGGGAGTCAGCCATGTTGAAGGCGATGATGTCTGCGATTGCAGGGTCAACATCGGAGAGCGAGAACAACTCAAGTTTACGAGTTGCGAGCGCTGCGTTGCCGTACTCATTGAGAGTAACGGAAACGGTGGAGACATCTGGCAGTGCTACTGCATCTGGGTCAGTTGTCTCAGCGAGGGTAGAAGTAGCCGCGGTCAAATCGTTGTAGAGTGAGAATACAACGCTTGAACCAGGCATAGCCTGCTGTGCAGGCTTCTTGTCCGCGACTGCACGAATCATCGGCTGAGCGCGGAGGGCAAACTCAACATAGCGGTCATACGCTGTCTTGACTAGACCAGCGAGAGCCGTTGTGTCGGTAAATGCCATGTGTTCACCTCCTGGTGATTGGTTGATGTGGGTTTGGTTTATAGACCAAGGAGTGCATCAAGGTCCTCGCGGGTCTTTGCCCCAAGAACCTTTGCCATAGCATCTTCATCCACCGTTGGTGGTTGACCTG